TTAAGTCTTTAATTATAGTAGTTGTTTTATCATTGTAAGTAGAAATCGTATCTTCCGAGAACTCAGCTAAGGGGTCGTCTTTGGTCTCTATGGCATAAGCTGGAAGAGCTAAGATGAATAATAGTAAAAGTAACTTCTTCATTTTAGTGGCTCCAAACTGTAGAGAACTATTATCCTCTTGATTATCAAATCATTTAAACTTGACTCATCTATTTTTAATTTTATAAAATCTCCTGTGAAAGCTCCCGTGGTGAAATATTCTACATAGCTACTAGGATTGTCTTTTAGGTTTATCTCGAATAGGTCTGTATCACCTAAGAGGTTTTCAAACTCTATATTAAGTGTTCCCGTTTCTGCGCTTTCATAATAGAGATAGAGTTTCTTTAAATTCTTCTTCTGACCGGGATGTCCGTAATCGTCCCAGCCACTTTCCCAATCAAGGGCTATTGTTGTCTCAGAAGACGACCCTTCAGTGTCGTAAGTGAGCCTTACTAAGTAATTTCCTCCCTTGTAGACTGTAGGAGTGTAAAGGATATTGTCCGTGTCTAGGCTTATTCTATATTGGACATATCTATTAGCCGTCTCTCCAGAGATGTCAGAACCTGTAGGGTCGGTGAACTCGTCAGAATAAGTCGCTGAAGATACTCCTGCTGAGGTAGCAGCGCTTCTTATAGCTATGGTCACATCTCCCCCGGTAGAGGGTATCCTCTCATTCCAGTAAAGCTTATCGAAGGCGAAAGGGTTTATATCTAAAACCTGCGAAGTATAAGTTCCATCAGTATCAGGTCTGTCGATTATTGCATCAGCTCCATAACTGTGGGTATCTATTGTGCCTGAAGCGCCGTCTATTGTTAAATCCCAAGATAGCTCTAGAACAGGGTCATCAGCATCCCCTCCATAGGCTGTAGGAATGTACCTCATATCGTCAAAGGTCCCTGTTAAATCTGCGTGTCGTTTATGGACTACTTCATGGACGGTTTCTGAGTGAGCGTAAACTTTTCCGTCACCAGATCCACCAGAATACAGAACTCCATAATCTGTTCCCGAATTGAATGAACAGAAGGCGTCTCTAGCAAGGGTGTCTATTGAGTATGCGTTGCTTAATAAATCAAATAGTAAAATCCTATCATTGTCTGAAGCTCCTGTGGTCTCTGAGGTGTAAGTTAAATAATAGATGTTCTTATGAAACTCTCCCCAACAGTCAGTATAATTGGTCTCAGAAATATCGTCAATTATCGGAGTTACTGCGTCACTGATTAAAGTAGAGTATTGTCCGTTGAATTTATAAATACCGTCAAATGAAAGAAAGATTATCCCCAAAGGTGAATTAACTGCCGAGTAAGGAGCTTGACAACCTATCGCTCCACCCAAAGGATCGCCTATCTCCCAATCTGCTGAAGGGATGTCCCCGGAAGTGTAGAATTTTTGTATTGTATTATTCTTTCCTACTACGATCACTCCGAGAAGATTTTTGATAAATGTAATCTCATCACCGTCATTAAGGCGGATATTAAAGTAATCCGTAGTATTTGCGAATATGTCGTGAGATGCGTCTTTAGAGTAATAAATTCTCGAAGGCCCATTAGTTGGGTCATTCGCAAGGAATAGTCTATTATTGTTCACTAAGAGAAACTTGCATTTCGGAGGTTTTTTTGTCTCCGTTCCTGCCGGGTAAGTTGTGGCTGATAATTCACCATCAGCATCAGAGTCATTCAAAGTAACAGCAGTATTATTCGCGATAGTCCCATTAGAAAGAAGGTAATAAGTAGAACCTGTGTTTTTTATTCTGTAAATCTTCCTTCCAGTGACATCCTCTCCTCCGTAAGTATCAGGGGCTATGGGTATCATTGAGAGAGTAATATCTTTGTCAGTTACCGTTACCGGATTAGAGGGCGTGTCTAAAAGAACCTCATAACTTGAGGTATAATAGGAGACTTTGTAAGTATAAGTTCCACTCGGTCCTGCACCTGTTGTTTTAGCAGTAGCAAGGCAAGAACCTAAATAAGTCGCTGAGGCAGAAGAACCATCCCATTTTATTGGTTGGTTGTGTCCGTCTGTTGATAAAAAAAGATTATGCCAAGTTAATGATTGATACTTATAACCACCAGTAGTTAGGTCTAATATAGCAGTAAAAGCTCCTGTATCGTCGTTTCCTATTTCTACTTCATCTCCGTGGGTCACGATTAGTTTTTTAGTCCCATCTGAATTGTAGTACCGGTGCATCCCCGTAATAGACTCTGTAGTATCCGCCGTACCGTATCCAAGGATTTCATCCCGTTTGCTTAGGGAGCCTAAGTCTGTGTGAAACCGAACATTCTCGGCAACTGTGGCATAACCAGAAGATGCACCTTGTGATTCTTTTGGTAGTGAGAACTCAGACCTCTTAGTATTGATTCCTTTTGAAAAATCATTATAAACTTGGACTTCAGGATAAGCTGATAAAGTGATTAAACTAAAGATTAATGCTAGTAATATTCTCATTTGTACCCGTTATGTTTTGTGTAGTTGATTTCTGTGTATTTACCGCCGCCTAATTCTTTCTTCATCCATTTTAGATAAGAACCATACTCTTGTAAGGCTTTAGTTTCTTCTCCAGTCTTGCCTATCTTCATCTTAGCTCTTTTCTGTAAGTAATAAATTAGTGCATAATGATAAGCTTCAAGGTATTCTAGCTCGTTAAAAGGCATTACATCGTCATTAAAATCATCAGGAATCAGGACTGCGTAAACTTTTAAATCATACTCATTAGAGTCTATAGAACGGTCTAAGTATATCCATTTACCCCTACGGTAATATCCTTTAGGTGTACCTGAACTCCGTGAACGCCAAGAAGGGGATTCGTGGTCTAACTGTGCTATGGTTTTCTCTTCTATTCGTTTGTCGTTATAAGTTACGCCGCCACCGGGGTAAGTGTCTATGGAATAGAATTTACTTATCTTATCTGATAGGTCGTAATGGTCATCGTCCTCTGCCGTGGTTATGGTCGTTCCATCTTGGTCTACGATACATCTCGTGATAGCACATATTTCCCTATTACCTTCCTCAAGCCAAGAGTAGGCTGCTGCGTCAGTTAATACTCTGTCTGTTATTTCGGGGTTTTCCTCTCTAAATTTGCTTAAAATTTCTGACCTTATCATTTTTAACTCCTTATAATAATATCAGCGTTACTATGATAAACGCTCCTCGTGAAAGCTCTTCAATCCAATCTCCAAATGGGATATTCAATTTATGAACTAACCAGTTTAATCCACCCATAAGAAAGCCTAACACAACAGCTCTTATCAACAATGCTATCCATCCTAAACTACCCCATATTGCGATAGGGAACAACCCTAATCCTATTATAAACCCATGTAGGTAAAAATTATCTTCTGGATACATCCAGTTTATAATTCGTGAGAATGAGTCTTTAAACGGATCATCGCTATCATCCCAATAGGTACACAATGCTCCACCCATTAATGGATAGGAAATCAAGTAAGCCCACCAAGGAGCTTGTATTTTTAGAATGAATATCATAACTGCAATTACAACTCCGGGAATTAACCAGTCTCTCATCCAACTTCTAAAAGGTTTTCCTATTCCTCCGAGACGGTATAAAATTCCTGAGAGTAAACTTAATCCTAATATATTACCTATCATTCTTCTCCTGTGTTATCACTGGTTTTTTAGCTTTCACTGGTTTTGAAATCCCAACTTTTAGTCCCCAGAATTTAACTCCGAAGAAAAAAGCATCATCTGATTCGGTTATGTAAGTATTAACTATCTCATCAGCTTGTTGGATAGTCGAAGGTAAAGGGTTAAAATGAGGTTTGACTAATGTTATATACCCCGAATACCCAATATAAGCTATCAAAGCCAACACTACAAGACCTTTGAAAACCATTGAAGTAGACTTCCCTAGTGCTTTAGGCGTAATGTCTAATGCTTTACTGATCAAGAATTTTTCTGGCATTTTAAAACTCCAATTTTACTGAGGCTAGAGCTAGTTCGATTAAAATATTTACCCAACTTTCTTTATATTCCATGCCTCTACCGATAACTTTAAGTTTTATCTGATTAAAAGCTTCTTTTCTTTTATCTTCATTTGACAAATCTGAGTTTACTAGATTCTTTACTATTTCTTTTGCTAATTCTAAAGAGTCTGCAAGGAATTTCTCTAATGCTCCGGATATTACTTTTTTAATCGTACTCCATAGGAATCTCAATGCTGATAAAAAAAATCTTTTAATTGCTTGAAACATTATTTGCCTCCTTTATCTTTCTGAAAGTACGAAATAAACACCATAGTTATTATGGTCGCTACTGCTTCAGGAGAAAGTAACTTTGTGAATGTAGCGTATAGAAATGATATCCCTACCATTATGGTCAATAAAAATTTACCACTTGTTAACTTCTCTACAATCTTTTCTAGCATATTATTCCCCCCTCCTCTTATTCTTGTTATCCTTTTCCATTTCATCAAGTATATTAAACAGTTTTTTTGCTTCAGTCCTTATCCCTTCCTGTTCTAAA